AATAAAGCTGTAGCAAATTTAGCGAAGTCATCACGTATAATTCTTACCTCTGTTTCAAGTTTCTCAACTTTAACTTTCAATCCGTATTCACTCACATCATACTCCCTTGCTCAAGTATTCCATCTCTTCTGACCATTCTTCCGAAGTCATTTGCATCTGAAATCTGACACGCACCGTAATTTACAAACAGCGCAGCCCATACTGAGGCATCTGCTGTGTGCGGTCCAAATCTATTCTTAACTGGAGCTATTCTAAGTATGCCCTCTGCTGGATCGTAACCCATCGTCAGGATTAAAGCTGGCAACTGACTTACCTTGCCGTGAATAGCACGTCTGTGTGGTGGCATAGTCTGATTACCATACTCACTCTGCTCTGATACGTGGTGTAAAACTAGCACACAAGCCTCAGTCTTGCGTGCCATATCGTGTAATTCCATCATAATAGCACGCAGTCCAGCCCATTCATTATCTGTCTCTGCTGCAACGTTCATTAGGTTATCTATAACTATCAACTCAGGTGATATGCCATAGAGTTCAACGTAGGCTCTAATCTCCAGTTCTAAATCATCTATCGTTGGAGATGAATCAAAGACCCATTTGATATGGTTAAAATCTGTAAATAAATTATCGTAATGGTGCGAGTTTGCCGCTAAGTTAGATTCGACAAGTAATTGAGTGTGTCCGGATGTTTGAGCAATAGCCCTCATCGCCACGGTTGTGGTATCGGTATCTGCTGAAAAGAATAAGGTCGGAACCTTTGCCTTGATTGCATAAACTAATGCAAACATTGACTTACCAGCGTTCGGTGCGCCTGCCACCATACACACTTGGCCCCGTCTAAAGGTTATTTGTTTTGATTTTAAATCTTTCCACACGTCAGGTAGCGGTGTTGCTTTAGTAAGCACACCAACCCAAGCACGGGATAAATCAAGCAACCGATTCAACCTCCAAAGTAATTTTCCTTGTGGCTCTGATGGCTTGTCTCTCTCGTGGAGCCAAGCCGCCCCAGATACCGTGTACTTCTCTATTGATGCCCCATTCGGCGCACTCAGCTTTATGATTACATTGGCTACAAATAGATTTAGCGAGTCTTAATTCTTTTTGCCCGATATACCCATCTTCCTTTTCAGGATACCAAAAGTCATTACCGATACTTGCACATAATGGAGCCTCAAATTGTATAGGCTCACGCATTTAACTATCGAATCCAGACCGTATCGCACTTATCAGGTGCGCCCTTCGGTGTTGGACACATCCAGCCCTTCCAAGGACCTTTAGTGCTTGTGCCTGACTTAAATACCATTGCGCCGTGCTTGCACGGTTGACCTGAATCAAACGATTGTGATACAGGGGCCGCAAATTGTGCGGCGACTGTTGCAACGGTGGGTGTAGTAGATGATGTAACCCTTGCAGGAGATGCGCCTTGTGGGTTGGTGAATAATTCTTCCTCAGTTGATTTAATCAATGCTGAAACCATTGATATATCAGTAAGTTGTGTTTCGAGTTCTTTAATACTATCTGCATACACATTGATTAAGGTTCCATCTTTGTGCGTCTTAAAATTGACTTGATATTTAGTTCCTTCTTGACCTGCCATTTAATTTCCTCCACTTGCTTTAACTGATAGACGTTGTGTCTCTAAACCAATCTTCTTAGGAATAAACCCAAGCAGTTTCTCTACTTCATCGCTATCAACGCTAGACCTTCCGGAAATCGTTGACCAACTAATCTCGATGCCACTATTTGTAACTCCGAGCAAACCCTCAAAGCTAGCCTTGAGAGAATCCTTTTGTTTCTCTAACTCTTTAATCTTTGCGTCAAATTGTAACCACAATAGCGCGTTGCTGTCAACCTCGGGATCGGGTATAACAACATCAGTTGTTACCCCACGTTCTTTTTTTAGACCAACGCATCCCATCTCACCTGACGAGTCGTAGTATTCACAGTAGTGCTTACAGAAACTCTCATCTTTTTCAGGTGCTGGTGCTTCGGTTGCTTCGCGGACAAGTTTCAACCAATTCAATGCGGTGAGTGCTATTGACTCATCGTAGGGTTCGCTATGAACCTTCACATCATCTTCGTCACCATCTCTAGCGATTGCAACTAAGTGAACCCGATTGACTTTACCTTTACCAGACTTCTCAATTAGGTAGCCATAGACCTGCACCTGCCAGCGTTGTTGAGTTGAAGGGAAGTAGCCAAGGTTCTTAACCTTTACTGTCTTCCAATCTATAACATCGCCAGTTTCAGGTACGAATAAATCTATATGAGCTTTAAGCCCATCATACTCAACTTCGCTTTCGACTAGATACTGCTCGCTATTCGGGTCAATCTTTAGTATTGCCTCTTCAATTTTATTGTGAATAGCAGTACCCATAATCGCTGCTAGTTTTTTAAGGTTGAAGTTAGTCTGCGGTTGCTCGTTTAACTTGTACCAAACCTTACGCCGACAACCACCAATCTCTGATGGTCCAATTTGTGTTTGCAACGAGCGAGACTTGCTAGCATCATCTTGGTGCAGAACAGTTAATAGTAATTCTCTTGGATTAGTCATTACTGCTCCAATAATTTATTGAGTCCAACTTTGAATTGTCTAACCTGCTTATTAAGCCGTGTCAATTCTGCTGCTTGGTTGGCGATTTTGGCTTGGTCTTCCATATATTCATCTGTTGTCAAAGATATATATTGCCCCTCAACAGGTTTTGGTTTTGGGACTTCTGTGAATTGCGCGCGGAAAGTAACGCCCTCTTGCCACTTTCTTTCTCCTTGGCTGTCAGTCCAATAATACCTATCGTCTCCAAGAGTATGACCTGCTTCTATAATTTCACCCTTGCGTTGATACTTTGTCATCAGAACTCCATACCAAACCAAAAGCATAGGAAGTCCACGTTAAATGTGTATCTATCTACACTAAAACCGATAGCAAAGCGTTTACCGTAGCCATAATTTATCCATTTACCGAACACTTTCTTTTCGTTATACATTATTATTCTTCTTCCTTTACCTCGGTTGCGTGGAAAGATACAAGTGTATCTACACAGTTATCAACCCAATCAATGCGCTTGAAGGCGTTGTCCATAATTGATTCTGCTACTTTCTCATCTATTGCTTCAACTATCATCTTTTGTCGAACCCTGAATGTTGATATAACTTCATACTTTTTCATTTCCGTTCCCTCCATAGTAACCAAGTATCAATGGCAAGTGCCAGTACATACCCTACCACAATTCCTAGCAAAAACTCGCTCATTCTAAAACCTTTCTTGTCGGACTAACTGTATTGGCAATCCTGTATTGCTGTCAAGTACCGAAGCAATCTCAACTGCTTTCCTAGCGTGCCTTTCAGCCCAGTCAACTTGCATATCCTTCTTGTGTATCGAATATAGGTAGCCCAAGGCGAACTGACCACCTGAGCCTATCGCGTAGATGTCGTAGTTACTCTGGAAGAAACTTAGATCGCAAGCTACTCTAAATATATTTCCATTAAATGCCAGCAGATAATCAAAGCCGCCATCTTTATCAACCTTGTTCCAATCGTAACCGTTCTCGATAAAGGCGTTAATCATACTAGGGATTACTTTCTTGCCCATAAAACTAACTGGGTCCTCACCCTTGTAAACTGGCGGTTTCCAGTTGTGTGTGATTATGTCGCCAGGTCTAGTATCACCGGATATGCCAACTAGGAACTTACCTACCGAAACTATCTTCGGTGTAGTAACGGCAAGCGTTACTAAGTTATCTTCTGTAATCTGGCTATCGGCACAGAAGACTGCGTAATCAATACATTCCAGAGCTGTGATAGTTGTCATTGAATTAGGGTAGCACACCTACTGCGTGTCGGTGGCGTATGACACGACAGTAAGCTATACTTTTGGGATGCTAGAGAGACTAATAACATTATTGACAAAAGGCGAGAAACTGTCTAGGGTCTTTGGAACTGACTTACGTTCCCTTGGCCCAGTCCACGTCTGTGCCTGCGGATCGCAGGTGTTCGAGGCGCTGGTCTCCTTTGAAGACTATGAAATATGCTGGTACTTCTTGGATGGCACTTGTGTCAGCTGTGGCAACATTGTTAAACTGCCCTGTCCGGTTGATAATCCAGTTCAGTAAAAGGGCATAAAAAAAGATGCCCCGAAAGGGGCTAAATCAACTAACTATTGCGTGCTTCGCACTTAAAGCTGCCGCCGCAAATAGTATCTGTGATTTTGGTCTTTTCTACACCCAAGACATTCACGACTAATTTTACCATTTTTATTCTTTTTCTTTCTATCTATATAACCAACAATGGATAGATTGTGTTTGTTCTTACAGGTACCGTTTTCCCAGTCTCTAGGCTCTGTAATTGTATTATCGTTTTCGTGATGTCGTCTAAGATTGACTGAATTGGTTACTGCTTCAAGATGCCCTGGTTTAACACAAGCTTTGTTTTTACAAAGATGGTCAATGGTTAAGCCGTCTTCAATCTCAGAAGCAAAACGCTCGTATGACCAACGGTGTGCTCGGTATCTCTTTGAGTGAATATAGAATCTACCGTAACCCTTTGAAGTTAAAGTACCAGTCCAAAGCCAGCACTCACCTGTTTTATCTACTTTTTCAAAGAAAGCCTGTATGTCTGTTTTCACCAATCCCCCTTAAACATCACCGGAGTCCTGAGTTTAGGAATACGCCCCTAACCCCAAATTCAGAAGTTACCCCCTGAAAATGTGGCTAAAGGGATACTCACAAACCGACTCTGGATTTCTCACCGTCATCCGTCATTTGAGGTTATCCGCCCCACGCTTTCGCGTAATAGATAATAACACACGACACACTGATTTTATTCCCCACGACACGCCATATAGATCGGGAAATCTGTGCTACTATCCAGCTATGACTAAATCACAGATATTTAGAATAGAACGGCAACTGAGAGAACGGATAGCCAAAGATATTGAGGCTGGCGTGGTTAGTGATGATACTTCCGAGCATTACAAACTTGCTTTACCTATCCTACGGGCAACCTTCGCTGCTATCGCTAGGGGTGAGGTGGAGAAATGACCTTCATACCGTCAGAAACAATCAACGGATTACCGCGCAAACTGGTCAATGAAGTAACTAAACTACTCAAAGAGTTCTATCATCTCCAACCAGGCTGGGGAAATGCAGCAGTTGAGGGACTGTATGCAGAAAAGATAATCCACGCGGTTAGGAAATATAGTGCCTATTTAGATACTTTAGTTCCGACCTACAAACAGGATGCGTTAGAAAAGATTGCCGCAATTAAAGCTCATCCAGTTCCGCAAGTACGGAATCTAAAGAGCGCAGATTCGGAAGTTGATGAGACCACTAAGGCAGGTTCGATGAGATACTGGACTCAGTTTTGGCTAAGTGCAAGGGGGAGAAAATGAGCGCCGATAACTTCTACCTAATCAGAAAACACCCTAAGGGTGGCTTTACTTTTACGCAGGAGTTTGCATCTAATGATGGATACAGTGATGTAAGACCGACAAATATGCAGTTTGATTCTGTTGATGCCGCAACCAACGCGGCGATGGCAGATGGCTATACCGAGTACGGACTTACCATACATTCAGAATGTGAGGTGGGGGAATGAACAAAGCACGCTGTAAACTCTGCGGAGATGTGGCCGAATCTAAACACCGCCACGACTTTGTATGGTGTGCGTGTGGAGAAATATCAGTTGATGGTGGCAATGACTACCTGAAAGGTAGTGCTAAAAATATGGAGAACTTTATTAGGATAACCGAGGAATCAAAATGAAACACAAGAGACGATGCAGATTCCTACAGGGTAAGTTTGACGGTTGTAACTGCCATTGGAGTATCCAATTCAGGTTCTACCATTGGTGGACTAGACAGTGGTGGAGTAGATAGTGCCGACTTATGATTACAACTGCCTAGCCTGCGACACTACCTTTGAAACTACTCGTTCCTACAAGGAACGTGAGACAGAAGTTGTCTGTCCTACCTGCAACCAAGCATCTACTAGGATTTATTCCGTAGGTGGCATACAATTTAAGGGGTCAGGCTTCTATAAAACAGGTGGTTAAACAACAAAAGCCCCCCTACCCTAGGTGTTACCTAAGGAAAGGGGGGAAAGTGTCGCTATGGGGCTGCTAGCCCCCTGTATGGGGCACTCTAGTTAGACGTTATCGGTCTCTGGTGCATCAGATATAAGCCCAAAATCGTGTTCCTGCTTATCAGCCCACTTAACTGCAGGACCAGCAACTGCACCGATTAGGACTGCATACTGTGGAGCCATATCAGTTAGAAGTAGTAGGGCTACCGTGATACCAGCAGCAGCGATATGGCGAGCATAACTCTTGAGCATCGCTACTCGCTTTAGTGTTAGTA